GATTTCTTCGGCCACGCGCCCGGCCAGCAGCACCCGCGCCGCCGCGCCGGAAAGCCGGTTCATCAGGCGGTTCATATCCAGGTGCCCGCGAATGCTCTCCGCCCCGGCGCGGTCAAACGCATCCGCCCAGGCCATCAGCTTGCCCACGGCATCCCGCCCCAGTAGCACCTCCAGGCTCCGGCCCGCCTCGCCGTCCTCGCCCTTGAAATTCAGCAAAGCCCGCAAATCACGGCTGATCTCGGAACCGTACAGGTAAAGATCCTGCTCGGTCATGGCCGCCATAAACGCCGTGCAAACATCCATCTCCAAATCCAGGTGAGCCTGATGCTTCCGGCGGGCGTGAATCAACCCGAACTTCCCGCCCGTGGCCGCTTCCCCGTAAGACGCCGCATCGGCAATCGATTTATCAATCGCCTCCATCGTCACATCGAAAAACGCCCGGAAATAATTCTCCGTCAGCGGAAACGGCGTGCCGTAGCGCCTCTCGGTCATCTCCTGCACCTGTCCGCTCCGCTCATTCAGCTTCTCCCGTAAAGCATACGCAAACTGCATCACCTCATCCCCGGCAAACCCGCGCAGCCGGTCCATCACCTCCGCGTCAAACCCGCGTTCCGCCAGGGCCTCGGTATAATCCGCCTGCTCGGACAACAGCACCAGATACGCCGCCTCCATCCGGGACAGGCCATCCAGCCGGAAACTCTTCGGCTGATACCCCTCCTTGGCATACTTCGTCCTGGAACGCAGCATCTCCGCCCGCTCCCTCACAAAAACCTTCTGGTCCCCGTACCGCTCCCACTCATTCTGCGTAAACACACGCTCCATGTGCTCCAATGCCTTCTTCGCCTGCTTGGCGGAAATCTCCTTGCGGCGGTGCCCGAACAGGGCGTTCACCTCCTTCTTCAAACCCTCGGAAAACTTAAACTCCCTCAAATAAAGCTGCACCGCTTCCAGACCGTGGGACTTCACCTTCCGGCGCAGCAAATGAAGAAGGCGTTCCCGGTACAGGGCGTTTGCCTTCCTGTTCCAATCCGGTTCCCGCTCCACAACGGAAATCCCCGTATCCTGCTTCATGCGCCCCTCATAAATCCACTCGGCAATATCGTACCGGTCCGCGGACCCCGCAATCTCCGCTACGGTATTGTGCACAAAACGCAGCATCTCCTTCTCGCTCGCCTGCCGCTGCACATTAAACCGCGCCGCCCGTTCCTCAAACTGGCGGGCAATCCCGGCAAACGGCCCCACGGAAGAAAGCGCCTGCATATACTGATTAAAATTCATCAGATAATCAAACAGGGAAAGGGGCTTCTTCGGCAAAGCCCGCAGCCTCGCCTTCCGGCGGAACGTCGCCATCCTGCTATCATCCAAATCCCCGGTGGCCTGCAGCAGTGGGGCGGCCATGGCGGCAACCTCCATCTTCTTCTTCTCCGCTGCGTTCTCCCAGGCATGGCGGGACGTGGCAATCAATTCTCCAAGGGCCGCGCCGCACTTCTCCGCAGTATTCACGTCCATCCGTTCATAACAGGCGTAAACCTCAAACTCCCGCTGCGTTACGGCCACCTCTTCCAGCCTCCCTTCCGCGTCGGGCAGCGTCACCAGCACCAGCGCATCCGGGGCCAGATCCTCCCACCTCTTCCCCTCTTCGGCATCCTCCGGAAAATTCTTCTGAAAAAACTCATCGTACTGGCTCTCGGTCATCTCCAGCAGGCGTAGGCACCTCTCCAGCCTCCGGTAACTCTCCGCGTCCATCTTCCCGCGCAGCGGCTTCCCCTTCGGATTCGTCCGCGGAGCCACGGACGCCGCCACGCGGCGGATGCGCCCCAGCGTCCGGTCCTTACGGAAACGGTCAATCTGCTCCACCACGCGCTCCATAAACTTCCCCACAAGCCGAAACACCTTCCGCTCCCCGTACTCCTCCAGAAACTCGGCCCCGTGCTCCTCAAACAACCGGCGCCACACCTCCTGTTCCACCCCCTTGCGGGCCGCCAGGGCGGCCCTGTTATCCGCGTCCGGGGCAGAATCCAGCTCGTAATCGGCCTGCCGTTCGGCAATCTCCCTCCGGGCCTCCTCCACCACATCCTCCAACTCCGGCCTCTTCTCCGCCCAATTGACAAAACTCTTGCCGATGCTCCCCTCCATAATCTCCGGCCACCTCTTCATCGGAATCGCTTCCAACGCGCTGGCCACCGCATCGCCCGGCGCCATCTTCCCGCTATTCCCGTAAAGCAGGGAAAACACATTCAGCCAGATTTTGTAAGGTTCCAACCCGAACCCGTAAGAACCAGGCAAATACCGCTCCACCGTGGAAATCAGCTCCTGCGCCTCCGCCAGAAGCTCAAGGCCGCGCTCCCGGTCCCCGGTCTCATACAGGCGCAGCTTACTCACGGACCGCTGCATGGCGGCCCTCATCCTGAACACCATCTCATCGTAAAGCCAATCCCCGTTTGGAGCCAGAACCCTGTCGGCCACCCGGCCAAACCTCCCGGCCCCGAACGTAATGCCGCCAAGCTCCGTAATATCCCCCGTCAGCGGAATCGAAAACTGCGGAGCGTCCAGCAGGCGGAACCCGTTCAGGCCGCTCATCACCACGCCCTCGCTATTCTTCTCAAACCTCCCGGCAAGCCGCGCCTCCTGCTCCCCGTGGGAAAAAACATACACAAACGCCGGCTGCAACGTCCCATTCTCCAGTTCCTGCCTCATCCGTTCCAGGCGCGGCAGGGCCTCCTTCGCCCAGTCGTCGCCCCGGCCCGCCAGCTGGCTCATGCTCCCGCCCAGATAAGCAAGCGCCTGTTCCCGGCTCATGCTCCCGGCCCCCTGGGCAAACCCCTCATACCCCTGAATCACATGTTGCACCTCGTGCAGAATCGTATCCAGCACCATGCCGGCATCCGCGTTCTTCCCGCCCCGCGCCACATTCACGGCAATATAATGCTCCTGCGGATCGGTAAACCCTCCCGTGCCGCTCCCGCTGTCCCGGTAAAAATCCACCCGCAGCCTCCGCAGCTCCGGGTAGGCCCGGAACAACTCCGGGAAATCCAGGGCCGCGGCCAGGGAAACATTCACATGCCCCCCCTCGCTCACGCTGACGTGCTCCTTCCTCAACCGCACCCCGCGGGAATCAATAATAGCCTTCCGCTTCCCGTCCGCCGGATCCGTGTAGGAAAGGCCGTTATTGTGGTACTCCTGGAAGGATTCTGCCTTCTCCCCGATAATGGAAAACGTCGCCGTCGGATCCGTAATCACAGCGTTGCCCGCTTCAAAATGGCCGTCATGGAACAAACCCTGTTCCTGTGCCGAGGCAATGGAAAACGTAATGTCCGGATTCTCTGAATCAAACGTCCCGCGGTTATCCGTGGCGGACTTGATCTGATTCGGCTCAAAGGCAATGTACTCCGTCCATTTACCCAGTACAGCAATGAGTCCATCATGTCCTCTTTCTTGAGCACTATCGGCTATCTGGGCCGCTCCTGTCGCATACGGCCGGAATATTCCAAACCTGTCATCTTCATGAAAATTCCCATCCCAGATATTTAAATAATCTCCTATCTCTTCAGCAGACTTGTAATCATTAAAAATAAAAGGATTCCTGAAATTCAGAAACAGAGCCAGCTTCTTGTTCCCGTACGGAGTATTCTCCATATTGGTAAAATAAAATCCTCTGCCCCATAAACCATAATCAGTAGCAGATCCAATCATGGCCTTGTCAAACACCGTGAAATCACCGTATGTCCCATGATACACCACCCTCGGCTCCCCGTTCTCGTCCACCACCTTGGAAGCGTTCTCCGGGTCATGTTCCCAATCCCCAAACCAATTCTTAAACGCCGCCGTGCGCACGGAAAGCCACTGGTCTTCCGTCAGATTCGTATTCGCTCCGTTAGGTGCCTTCATGAACGTCCCGTCAGCGACCGCCTTCTTCCTGACAGCCGCCTTTTCCTTCTCGACAAACGAACGATAGGAAGATAAATTACGGGTAGAAACCCCGTCCTTGAAGGGTGTAGGTAGGCGGCCTTCCCGGCTAGCAGCTCCCCTAGTGGCGGGGTTTTCTATGGTCAATTCCAGCGTGTAAAGAACGTTACCTTCCTGTTCCTTAACGTATTTGATTGCTGTAACATTAACATCAAACGCTCCTATCCCTTCAATATCTACTGTATTGAAAAAATGATAGGCTCCGGCTTTTGAGGCATCTTGTTTATACGCCTCTTCAAAAAATCCATCCTCCGCATTCTCGAACAACTCGTGAATGCGGGCCGCAGCCGTATAATGAACCCTCCGGGCCTCCTCCGCGGAAAACCCAAGCGCCTTCAAATTCGCCACGGACATCTGGGCCGCCCCGGCCTTGCCCACCGTCTTGCCGGAAACGCGCGCCTCAATCACGGCCTGGATCCCCGTATTCTTATTAACGAACACCTTGCCCTGCAACGGCTTCAACCTCGCCCGCATCTCGGCGGCGGTAGTGATCACGTCGCTGGAAGGAATGGACACCAGGGAAAAATTCGCTACGGGAGAGGAATCATCCGAAACCTCCAACGGCAGAACCCCGTTCTCCCGGTCCACATCCTCCCGGCTCTTCAACCCCATCTCCACCATCACGGCGTTATTGGCCTCCTTAAGCAAATCGGGATGCACCGCAAAATTCTTCCAGCGGGAACGTTCCTCCTGCAACCGCTTCACCACCTGCTGCACCGCCGCCGCGTCATTCACATTCACGCCGTACTTCCGGGCCACCTTCGGATTCCGGGAAGCGCCGTTAATCGCCGTCAGCTCCTTGCCGAGCTCGCGGTACTTCTCCGCCGCGTACTTCCCGATGCGCTTGTAAAGCTCTTCATTATCCGTATTCCCGAACAGGTCCATGCCCATATCCATGCCGTTGGCCGCATTCTGGCGGGCAATCGCTTCCAGGTTCGCCTTGGCCGCCATGGTATTATAAGCCTCCTGCCAGCTCCCGCCGTCTAGCAGCACGGCCAGCCCGGAACGCTGCACCTCGGCATCATTGCGGAACGCCAGGGCCACGCGGTAGGCGTCATCCGGGGAAATCAGCCCGTTGCCCAGCGCATCCAAAAGCTCCTGGCTGGCATAAAGCCCCAACTCCACCCCTTTCAGGGAGGCTCCCTTCCTGGCAATCCCGCGCTCCACGGCCTCCGCCATGGACAGGGAGGAATCCCGAACGTAGCGGGCAATCTCAAACGCGCTCGCCTGACCGTCCCGGATATTGTTCTCCACGTCGTGCCTCCGGGCCCAGTCCAAATCGAACCGCTCCCCCTCTTCGTACACGGTGCAGTTAATATCCGCATCCGTGCAGGCGTCCAGGCGGTGCCTGCCGGAAATCACCTGCAGGGAACCATCAGTCCGGCGCCACACGGAAATCGGCGCGGCGTTGCGCTGCCAGGCCCCCACAATCCGGTTCACCACCCCCGTCTTTTCATCGGCCCCCTGCTTGAACTGGGGAACATCCGGACAAAGCGTCAGCCGGTCCTTGTCAATAAAACCTTGGCGTACCCCGTCCTCAATACGAATGCTCACCCCTCCGTTAAATACGCCGTCATCATCCCGTTCCCCCAGCATCTCTACCTCCGCCTCCGTGCGTTCGCGCCGCGCCTGCTGGGCGTTCGCGTCGTCGGCCTCTTCTTCCGCCCGGTCCACGGGTCCCGGTTCATCAGCGGCATTGCGTTCGGCAAGCTGCTCTTCCAGCGTCTCCTGTTCCGTGGCGACACCGCGGCCCAGGGCGGCATCCAGGTCCGCCTGCGCCTTGGCCCGTTCCATAGTCAGAGCAATCAAATCCCCCTGCTGGTCCCGGTACAGGGCATTCCCCGCATCCAGCATCACCGCCAGCGCCTGTCTAACCGGCAGGGTAAACACGCCCTGTTCCTCCGCCTGGCGCACCATCTCGCCCAGCTCCACGCGCGCCTTGAAAGCCCCCAGGAACTTCACCAGGTGATTCAGCAGCTTCCGCAGCCAGGAGGGCAGGGAAGGATGATTCACCGCGTCCGCCAGCCAGCGGGAACGCCCAATCTTGGAAAAAGCCTCAATCGCATCATGCCCCGTCACCGGCTTCCCGGCGTCCAGGTGAATAAACTGCATCTCCTCCCCCCGCGCCTCCGGGAACAACTCATTCATCACCCTCTGCGCCTCCTGGAGCATCGCACCGAACTCGCCCCAGGTCAAACCCTGCTCCGCCTGCCAGGAGATGACAGCCTGTTCCATCGCTTCCTCCATCAAATCCTCCACCGTCGCATTCCCGCGGGCATACCTCAACACCCGGCGGAACGTATCTCCCCGGCGGACCTTCGTCACATAAGCGTTGGAAAACGGGGCATCCATGGCAGGAGCCTTGAACTCCGGGTTCCGGGCCTGTTCCGTCCTGATGCGTTCCTGGGCTTCCTCCCATGTCTTCACAAGAGTTCCCAGCGGAAGATGCTCGCTCAACGAAGCATCCATGCGGGCGGCGGCATCCTCATAACTCACCCCCTCCGCCTCCAGGGCGCGGATAGCGGCCATCGCCATATCCGCGCGGGCCTTCATCTGCCCCAGCGTCTCCGGGGCAATCACCACCCGTTCGGCTCCGGTCTTCTCATCCGTCACTGTGCGCGTGATCACCTCCGCCGCGTCAAAACGCCCCTGGGCCAGGGCCTGGCTCACCGTCACGTCCCCGGCCAGCAAATGCTGCGTGTAGAGGATATCACTCTCCACCTGCTCGCTCACAAACGCCTGTAAATAAGCCGTCATCTGCTCGCCGTTCATCAGCGTGTAAGAGGGTTGATTGCTTTCCTCCTGCTGGCCGGTGGTGGCAGTGGAATCCTCCCGCTTCGTTTCCGGGCGGCCTTTCTCCACGCCGCGCGGAGCATACACCCGGAACATCCCCTCCTGTTCCGCCGGCTCCACCCGCGGCACCATGCCGGCATCCTCGGCAGCCCGCCACGCGTCCAGCTCCCGCAAAGACTCAATGCGCTCCCCGGAAAGGCGTTCTCCGGCAGCCGCGCTCGCCCGCTCCATGGAAGCCTGCGGATCCTCCATCCAGGCATCGTGCAAATGGGAAACCGCCTTCTCCAGCGCCCCCTTCATGTCAGGCTGCTTCATGGCATCCAGCAATCCGGCCTCCGTACCACCGGAAGCCTTGTAAGCCGTCAGCATATCCCGGAACCGTGCGCTATCCCTGCTTAACTGTCCGTAATTCAGAGAGGACATGCCAACGGAAAACAAGGCAAGAGCCGCGAACTGGTCAGGCTCCAGCATGGCTTGCATCTCCTGAAGGTATCCTGAAAAAGTGGCCTTCCCTCGCTCGTCATTCAGAAAAAGGTCTGTCGCGGAATTCATGATATATTCGGCGGTAGGCTCAAGAAACGCCTCTTCCGCCACCCCCATCGCCGCATGCCCCGCCATTTGTGCCTTGGGAGAAGATGCAAACCTTGCACGCCATGAAGCCGCATTCCCGCGTCCGGCCCATTGTTGGATTTTATGAAACCCCGGAACCATTTTGCCAAAACCGCCGAAGGCTATCTTTTCGACACTTGCCGCAGAAGCCCCCCGGAACAGGGAGCGCAATTCACGCTCATCTTCCTCCAGCCCCATATTAGCCCCCTCCATGCGGGCTCTCTGCGCGGCGCTGCCGAACATGAGATGCCACCCGGCATAAGGAACCGCCATGGGCGCCCAGTCCCCAATCAGCCCCCCCAGCTTATAAGAAACCCTGTTCAAAAAAGAAGCGCTCTCTAAAAATTCCCCTTCGCCGCCTTCCAGCGCGGCGGCTATCAGGGACTCTATGTCAACGCGGTCCTTTTTCCTCTTCTCTCTCTCAAACTGAATATCTGCGACACGTCTCGCTATTTCCTTGCTATTCAATCCCTGCTTTCTGAAATGTTCCCGGAGCCGGTCAGCTTCAAATGGATTCATTTCTTCTCTGCCAGTATCCTTCAAATTCTGCCTGTAGGTCTCAAGACTTCGGGTAAAATGATCCCACATCCCTGACGGGGCGGCAGGAATCGCGGCCGCGACTCTTGCCATATATTCCCCCGTTTTAGCCAACGCGCCAGTTCCCTCTGCGACTTGGGGCGCCTCTGTCACACCCATCCTTTTTCCGGCGGTATCTCTGGACTTCTCAAACAGAATACGCCTAAACATGGTACGGGCATCCTCATCCCTTCCCAGAATCTCCGCCAGCTCGTCCGCCATGTGATCGTTAAACAGGTTCCCGTCCCGAACATAACGGTCTATATAAGAAACAGCCCGGCGGACACGATTGAGGGAAGCAAAATCCACCCCGGCATTGAACAACCCCAGCCTCTCTTCTGCTTCAAGAGCATTTTCTCCCCCCAATACATACCTTTTGGCGGAGTCTGACAGGTTGACATGTTCCCGTTCCCGGAGCTCCCTCATCCTATTTTCCGCCTGAACCATGAAATTAACCTTCTTTTTGAAATGGTTCCATATACCAGAAACGTTCACAGATTCCTTATCTCGCCATAAATCATTATCGGATAAATAATCATCTCCTCCTCTCCTGTAATCCCCGTCTCCGTAAGTTTCAAGAAGACGTAGGGAAAGTTCCGGCAGCTTTCCTTCCTGATCAAGCATGTCCAGCCGCTCCATATCCACATCCCCCCATACCTGGCGCAAACGTTCCCTGGCTCCCTTATCTCCATCGTAATACAGCACGATGTCTCTCATGGTGGTCAACTTTTTCTCTCTGGCCTTCTCGCGTTCTGCGATCCCGGCGTTGAATGCGTAAGAGGCAAATAGCCTCAAACTCTCCTCCGGATTGGAAAAATCGGGTAGCTCTTCTGCGCCATGGTCGAACAAATCGGGAGAGACATCCCATTGGCTCATATCCGGGTTGAAAGAAGGATCAATCTTTTCAACCAGTTCGTCACGGCTGCGCAAATCATCCGTATTTTGCATATCCAGCGGAACTCCAGAACTCATGCTAAGGGCAGAAGGAAAAAAGGAGGTATTCATCATTCAGGTAAGGAAATAAAAATTAAAGGGGAGGCAGCAGGGCATCTGTCGTGCCCGCTTCATTGGTATAAACGGAAGAAACCGGTTCTGCCGTTTCTATAGGAAGAATCCCGTAATCCATCGGTAGAACGCCATCATCGGATTCGGACATGTATTCAGACTTCAAATAGCTCTGCATGGCTTGCGTGGCGGGGTGTACGCTGATGTTTCCGTTCAAACGTTGATACCGAGTAATCCTCATTTTGGAGGCGGCTTTCGGCGTTATCCTGATTCCGTCTCCTTTTCGGAAACCAACTACTGGTAAAAGACGCCCCTGCCTGGAATTCCCCGGCGCCGGAACCATGACGGCCAGCTTCCCTGGATCGCCCCCCACCTTATCTTTCATGCTCTCTGGCAAGAGAACTCCAGCAGGCAAACTGGAACTTTCCCGGTCCACGCTGACGCTCCCGGAAAAAGTCGCCTGGCTGATGAATCTGTGTTTTGCCAATACTTCTGCCTCGCTTTTTGTCAGTACTGTTTTGCCAAGGCGTTTTTCTGCATCATAAGCCTTTATCTTTTCTTGATTTAGAGTTGCTTGAAAGAGACCGTCCGCAGCCGCGCCCATTCTAGGAATAACAACATCTTGCCGTCCCGTGACGTCTCGGATAATGCGTTGAAGATTTAACTCCTGCGTTACCATGTCGGGCGGTTCCCCCTGTTTGCGGGCCGTAGCATCCACCAGCCAAGCGTCAAACTGCATCTTAATCTCAAGTCCGGATTGCGCGGCAAGACCTTTTTCAAGGGAAGCCAGACGTTCCTTCTTATCTTTCTCCATCCAGCTATTTTTGCTTTCGGCTTCTTGTCCGGAGGCCACGGCGCTTTGCTTGTATAAAGCATAAGCCGCTTCGGACTCCTCGTGCATCATTCCTACTTCGTTGTTATAATCGGCTTGCCTGTACAGCTTTATGCCTCTCATGCTCTCGAGGCGATCTCCCACATTCAGCAAGGGAAGATCTTGATTCATGGCGGCTCTTTTGTCCATGCGCTGTAGAAGCCTGGTCTTTATCTCGGAAGGCATGTCATAGAGTTTGCATAAGGCTATCAGTTCTTCTTGAAGTTCTAAAAAACCGGGGCCTTTGTCACCTGGCGCAACCCGTTCTGTCAGGTCATATAAAATGTTGTGAATCTGTGGTCGCACTCCTTCAAAATGTCCGTGTTCGGCAAAATACTGATTAATCTCCAGCTGGGCGGGATACCTTGAAATGCGTTGCAATTCATTATACTTTTCCTGTAAATCTTCCTGCTTATCTTTCCCTTTCGTCTTGGCAGGAATGGAAGAAAACTGATTCATGGACAAATAACCCGCTTTGTCGTCCTGGCGCCGCAAAGAACGCATCCTCTCATCCTGTTCGGCGACGGAAAAATACCCGTCCAGCTCCCCGCGGTTAATCATCTCGGCGGCAAGATCCGGGTTAGTCGCGGCCAGGTTCTCAAAATGATGGAGGGCTCCAGACTTATCAACACGGAAAATGCCATTCCTCATCGCGGTTTCTGTAATAATGCCGGCTTGATGGGCTTGGGCATACCGTCCCTTGGCGGTTATATAATCTCCTCGGTCCAAATCCCCCTTCAACCCCTCTTCAAAAGCCTGCCTGGACTCCTGAATCTGCCCCTTAAGAACCAGCTCGGAAGCCCGCCCCTGGAGTCGGCGCATCACATCCTGCTGTCTGGCTCCGAACCTGGCGGCCTCCTCCTGGGAAACAAAACTCCCCTTCAATCCGCGGAACTTCCCTTCGTAATTCCGTACAAACGTATTCAGGGCGCTCTCTTTCAGCCTCCCGTCACGATCGTAAAAAGACAGCTCATGACCGCGGGCAAACCCCAATCTCCGGGTCATCTCCTGCTCAAACTCGCTGGCCAAATCATTCATCCGGCCTTCCAGCCGCGTCTGCTCGCCGAAATCCTTCATGCGCTGGTACTGGTGGGCAACATCAGACACAAACTCCTGGGCATTCTGCAGCGCCCTCTGAACGGGCTTGGAAGAAACATCCGGCATCTGGACCGGGGCAGGGGTGGAGGAAGCCGCATTCATCCGGGCTCCTCCGTACATGGGTTGCTGTAAATCACTCATCTTCTTTCATCTTGAAACGGTTAAAACTTAAAAACCTGGTGATGGAAATCTCCTTCCAGTCCTCGCGCCCGCGGATGCAGCGCTGCCACCTTGCCCGGTCAAAACGCCCCTGCACCAGACAAGCCAGCTCCCTGACGGCCTCCATGCGGCCGTGGGCAAAAAGAACAATCAATGTCCTGGGAGACTCCGGATCCGGCACCCCCGCAAAAAACAACGAAGGGCAGCACCACACGATCCCTCCTCCCGCGTCCGCCAGGGAAACGGTCTCCCGGAACCAGCCTGGGCGCTGGGCTTCCATCAGAAAAAAAGCCTGCTGCATGGGAGAAACGCTCATCTCTTTCCAAAACCCATGAAATTAGCCAGCAGGGAATCCCTCAACCTGTTGGAAGACTGCATGCTCCCCGGCACCATCCCCCCCAGGGAACCGGAAAGGGAATAAGCATTCATCATCCCGGAAAAAGCCCCCTGGGTTCCTCCCACCTTAGCTCCCCACTCATCCCCGCTCTCGGTAACACCCCCCAGCAACCCGCCACCGGACATTCCTGCCGCCCCCATGACACCCCCCGCCACCGTCAGGGCCGTCTGGATCATGGCAGAACCAAGGGCATTCTGTGAAAGCATCTTATACTGGTCCGCCTCGCTGCGTGCCGCCATCATGGCCAGATCCCCCTGGTATCGGGCGGACTCCGCGGCAAACCGCTTATTGGCATCGGAAACAGCGTTGGAAAGGGCCGCGTCCCCAATGGCGCTCTCCCACACATCCGCCACCGCCACCTCCGCCTGGCTGCCGGAACCCTCGGAAGTAAAACCGGATCCGCCGCGCTGTGCCCGTACAGACCCCATGGCGGCATTCTGATTCTGGCGCATCCGCTTCATATTGCGGGCGGCCAGGTGGGAATCGGAAACCGCCTCCGCCTCCAGGGCGCGGGCCTTCTTCTCATAAGCCGCCTGCGTGGCGCGCCCGTTGCTCAAAGCCGCCTGCCCCTGATACTTATACTGCTGGGAAACCCCGAAATCGGAACTCATAACATCAGAAAATGGAACTGCTTAAAATCTCTGTTAAAGGATCCTGGTCGTTGGAAGAATGCTGGCAGGTGTCCCAATAAAGGGCCTTGCTTAAAAACGCCTCCCCCTGTGCCTCCAAAGCGGCCGCAAGCTGGGGAGAAGAAGCCAGCTTCAAAGCGCACCTGCCCGCCAGAAGAAACACAACGCCCTTGATAAAAAACGGACTGTGATCCGGCAGCACTTCGGAACGGGCCACCTCGTCGGAAAGATAATCCACCACCAGCTTATCGGTCCCGGCGGCGCGTTTTCCGTAACGCTCAACCACCAAATCACGCCCCTCAATGCGGAACAAATCCGCCCCCACATACAGCACGCGCAGGCAATCATCCGGAATCGGATGCCTCATAACGGAGCGATCCATCTCAACACGTTTGGTTGCCCAGGTCCATGCCCCGAACAACAGCGCTTCCCGCAACACGGTAGGCCACCACAAATCAACGGTGCGACCGGCTGGGGAACCCTTCACATACTCCCGGTCCCCAAACTGGGCCAAAGCCTGGTTAAAAACGGTCACCTTATCCATTTGAGGCATCATGCCACATCCCCAGGCCTGATGAATACAACCGTAACTTGAACAAATAAAAAAAAGAAAGGGTGCCCCGCACAGCAGGACACCCCTCCGAACCAATAGTCAACGCAAAAAAAACTAACCGGAAATCCCCACCAGCTTATTATAATAATCGGTAGCCTCCCGCCACTGTGGATGCGAAGGATCGGCGATCGCCTTATAATAACGGTGATTGGGGTCGGACAAAATAGCTTGAGCCTCGTCGGCAGGATCCGTCTTCGCCGGAATCTGGCCGCCGCCCTTCAAGCCTCCCTCGCCTGTCAGCCGGGAAATGGCGTGCAGAACGCGGAACCCGTCCGGACTCGCAAACACAGCCATCTTCTCCATAGAAACGCCGGACTCCACGGAAAGCTTCCGGGCAAACGCCTTGGCGGCAGAAACATTCGTCTCATACTCCGCTCCCCATTCGTCCTTCAACGCCTCGTCAGCCTCCTTAAAAGCAGCCTCCTCGTCCGCGCGGATGCTGGCGGCCACCTCGGAAAGAAACTTCCCGGCGGCATCGGCCGGCAGCCCTGCCGCCCTGGCATGACCCTTCAACATATCTCGCAGGGCATCATTCTCCACAAACCCCTCTCCAAAATCAATCTCATACTCGGTCTCCTCCTGCGGAGAAAGCGGGGGAGGACTGCCGGGATCCGGATCGGGCTGTTCCGCACCCCCTGAAAAATCGTAGGGATTGGACGGGACTGGAGGATTCGCGGGAGGCGGACTGTCCACGGGACTTGCCGGGGGCGGCGCTCCGCCGCCGGGGCCTTCACCTTCGCTGCCGGGAATGGCCTCTTCCCTCAGGAACCTATTGTGGAATAATCTATTGTATATCATAAATCAGGGTTATATTGTTCGATCTCGTATTTCACCCACAGGAGCATTTCCCGCTGGGCGTCTCGGCGCATCGCGTCAAGGGGGTCGTAGGAACCAGCCTTCCCTTGAAAGCAGGGCAAATTCGTCTGGAACTCCTTCTCTAAAATATCCAGCACCTCCGGAGTAAAAGCCTCCTTCAGCGCGGCTCGCCTCCGGTTGAGCCTCTTGAGAAACTCAACCTGTTCCGGTGTCGGCTTATCTTCAAACATATTCATCATGAATCCGTATTAAACTGTGCGGACGCCGCGGCGCTATCCTTGCCGGCTCTGGCCAATTGCTCCGCAAGGGCGGCCTGACGCATCTGATCCTCCTGCGCCTTCTCCTCCTCAACCATCTTGCTATTCTCGGACGCGGACACAATGCACTTGGACGGGGCGCCGGAACTGTCCCACATAAACCGCAATACCTCCCATGCCTTCATGCGCTTGGCAATGCGGGTATCGCCCGAAACCTGGATATACTTCGCCAACCCATTCAACACCCCCTCAAGGCCGTACCTCTGCAAACGGTCAAATGCCTGGGCAATCTTGCCCAGATAACGGGTGCGGGGAGTCCGCAACTCAAACTTCCCCCCATCGGCGGAACGGACAAAAAACTCATCGGGCGCGTCGCCCGGAAGCACGGCCCCCTGCGTATTGCGGAACATCAGGCAGACAATGCGATTCATCATCGTCTGAAAATCCTGCGAAAACTGAATAAAAGAAGAAAAAAAGCAAATAATGCGTTCCGACTCGCGGGCATTCACCTCCGTAGCCGTCATCTCGCGGTCCACGCTTGAAACCACCTGGAGAATATCATTGAAAAACGCCTCCCTGATCAACTTCTCCTTCTTATCTTGCCGCTCCAGCATAAACCTCACATCCCCCACGTTCGCCCATTCCCTCGGCAACTGTGAACCAATAAGCTCATCCGGAACAACCGTCTTGCCTCCGGCCCGCAAATCAACCTCCTTTGCCATCTTAGCCGACACGATAACGCTGGGAATGGCCGCCCGGCTGCCGGCCACATCCATCACCCGATCCATCAGCAGGGTAGCCTTGATCTCCGGCAGCACAGCCTTCCCCGGAGCCTCTCCGTAAGAAGAAACGCCGCCCTTCAAAAAGCGCGTCACCAGAAAAGGAAACTCGTAAAAGCCGCCGTGGAAAACAATCTTCTCCGCCTCCCTGGCAATATACACGTCCAACCACTTGCGGCGGCCAGGCCTTACCATGTCGGAACCGAACTGCGCCCGGCTGTTGGGCAGTACAAGATGAACAAACTCGAACATCTCGGTATATCGCCTCTCCGCATTCTTATACGCCTCCTGAATCTTGACAGGCAGATTACCCAGCTTAAACATCTCCACGGCCTGCTGGGCAGTAAACTTCAACGTCCGCACCAGCGTATTCACCTCCCCGTGGGCTCCCTCGGCAATCGCATAAGTCCCGGTAGGAACGTGTTTGAACACCAGGGACCCGTCACGGGAAACATCTGCAAACATGCAGCCTGTACCCGTCAGGCAACGGTCCAAGTAAACCTCGTGGGCCGCCGCATAGAAATTGGAATCCGCCAGCGCACGGTAGACGGCCTCCGTCGCTTTGCTGTACCAGTCATCCTCATCGGTGTAATCATCCCTTTCATCCTGCGGCCGCAGGGAAAACCACTTCTGATCCATGGGAGTAATAAAAAGAAGATGAGCGGACGCCAAATTCAAAAGGGACTTATGCGCCACCGGAGAAAAACTGGACGCAGCCGTCATCTCATTAGCCTGTTCCTGCTGGCGGGCTTTCCCCTCCATCCTCGGCATGATGCGCCGGCGCAATTCATCCCAATCCCCGGAATTCTTATTCATCTCCGTGAATAGGGCGTCTGCCGTCCTCAATAAATCTTTAACATTTTCCATGAATCTCCTGTGTAAAAATCAACCCAGCGTCTTCCTCAGGCCAGCCAGGGAAGAAAGAGGATTACTCCGGTTCGTCGTATTACTAAGCTTCAAGCGGCGGCGGGCAGACGAATTCACCGCATCCTCCGCTTGGGAAACATCCTTGGTTTCCGTAGTAATAACCTTCTGCTCCGGGGCATTCGCCATGGCATCGGCCATAGCGTTGGCGGCGCTTGCCTGCTTCTTGGCCGCCTTATTGGCTCCATATCCCCCGAACGTGGCGATATTTGCCAGGGCCCCTCCGACAGCTTTTAATGGATTTGAACTCATAACAACTAATGGAAAACAACTAAACAAGCTCCTGCGCCACGCTGAACGCATCGTCACAGCGGTTCAGCCAGCCCTTCCCGAACACGGAAAACTGCTTGCACGAGCGGTAAAACGCCTGACGCTTCTCCTGCAGAGCGATAAGGAACACCGCTTCACCCGTGGCGGCCAGCTGGTCCTGCAACTCCTGCCTGGTCCTGGGGCCGACAATCCCGTCCACCACAAGCCCGGCGCCGTGAATATTCAGCGCGCGCTGCAAAATCTTCCCGGTATTCCTGCTCCCGGAATTGAAAAAATGGTCCCGCAACATAAACTCCGTGGCCGGAAAAGCGTCAGACCCCATCCAGGAACGCACGGCGGCGGTATTATCCAGGACGTACTGGAGACAACCTTCCCAGGCTTCCTCCCTCCTTCCGGCATCCAGCAGGGCCTTCAATCTGTTAAACACGGCCGGTTCAATGCCGTCGCAAATGCCGCAAAT